ACGTTTTGTATACCAAATGAAAGCGTAAGCTCTTCATCATCTGGTGCATTAGTGCTAACGACTGTACCTGCTAAAACATTGTTCTGAAACACATGAAACTTCTGATCTTTAGGGTCGTAAATGAAACCTAGTGTCATAAATGTATCATCTGCCAAAGAGTTTGGTAATGTTAGTGTAGATTGTGTGCTGTCTTTTTCTACGATAAAGCTAATTGTTGCAGCTCCATCTGATTTTAAAAAGAAGATACCATCTGTCACATCTAACGGTGACGTGTCAGTTAGCTGTAAACCAGCAACAATATCAGTCTGAGTGGCGTCGTTTGTTTTAAATCTAACGTGAAAACCAATTTGTTTTCCAGATTCAAATTTAAAACCCTCTTTTACAAGCTGAAAAAAGTCATGGTCGTTATCGCCAGCAGCGTTTGTTACTAACAAAACCCCACCGTCGCCATCGGCTAGTGCCTCAGACGCAGATCCAGTCCCATCCTCAGTTGTTGTGATCGTCCAGTCGGACGCCAAATAAGTATCAAAATCATTGAAGTATTGATGATACTTATGCGGTGCAGGTGCTTTTAATTTACCAAGTGTACTATCAGTACCTACGTTGGTTACACCCGAAGTAAAATGCGTAGTCATAATCAGCCTCCTTTAAAATTAGCCATTGCAAACACCATTGTTTGCAACAATCATTTCTACAGTATTGATAATACTCTTTGGCTGTTATTTGTGCAACTAAGAACTAGCTAACAATTTTGTAAGGCAGTTTATAGTATCTTTTGCATGAATGTGATGTATTCCAATACCACCAGCATTTTGCCAAGCTGTAATGTTACTCGCTTTATCATCAATCAACACATGCCCAGGTCTTGCAAATATGGCCTTTTCTTTGCCTTTTAAAGTACATGTAACCAACACATCTATATCAACATGTTTTCTAATCCACTTAAATTTATCTTTTGCAACCTTATCTCTGTTTTGTTCACCAGAACAAGATAGGATTTCCCAGTCTATACCTGTGCCTTTAACATAATCCACAAGTGTTCTCATGTCATTCATAGGTGGTAAGTCAAAAAATAAGCCAGCATTTGATAGCTCTACTTTTCTTTGATCGTAGTCTGATTGCTTATCAAATGGTCCGTTCAAATACTTAGGACTTTCTACACCTTGGATGAAGTCTGCTAAGACTCCATCCATATCGACAAATATTTTAGTTATCTCTGTCATGCTATGCCATTTTTTACTAAACATTTGTTGTAAATATGATTGGCATAATTATTTATTTTCTTTTTTGCCATGTCACTTTCTGTTTTTATTTTTGCTTTTTCTTCATCGCTCATCATAGTTGTATTGGTAAATTCGACTTTAACAAATTTTTGACAATGATGAATTGTTTTAGTTTCACAAATTTTTGCTCTTTGTGCGTCAGACAATTTAGTTTCGTCAACAAGATCAATAAACTCTGCAAACCACTCTTTGCTTGCCCACGCAGGATCTAAAGAATAAGTCTTGATGTGTCCTTCCTCATTCTCGTAAAGAACCTTAATACCAGCATAAGTGCTTTTCTTAACAGCGCACCACTTGTCAGTTTTTGGATTTAGAGTCTGATAACAAAGTCTATCACCTCTTTTAGTTGTCTCAATCCAATACTTTCTCTTGGTTCTAAGTTTATATCCCCAAGGGTAATCATCAACCACAACTGCGTTGTCAGCTGAATCTTTGTTGTAAATTATATTCACTATGCCACCTCCTTTTGGTATCTATTTAGGAATCTTGCAACTCTTTTCATGGCAGCACCCTCAATTACCCATTTGGGCACACCATTATCAAGACAAAAACCACGGCCATCACCTATTGGATCACCGTCATCCATGAGAGTTGACATGTAGTATCTGCTAACAAATTGTCCAAGTTTCATACCTATATCTTTTGGACCATCATTAAAACTAACATCTGCATCATAAAACTCAACAAGAGGATCTGCCTCATCATGGGTTAAACACATGTCTCTGCCATAAGAATCTCCGTTTTCGACAATTCTTACATTCCATAATTGATCTCTCTCGACATCAAGCAAGTTATATAATTTTTCCATTACGCCACATCCTTCTTTTTAAGCGCCTCAAGTATCAATTCTAGTTTCTCAAGATCGTCCCAAAAAACCTTACCTTTTTGAAACCTGATATTTTCAATAGTCATTTCAAGTCTCTCAACCAACGTATATCCACCGATCATTTCCATCACACTACCTCCTTTTCTTTGTATGTTATTTTTTTCAATACCTTTTTTCCATTTACGTTGACTTTTACAAACGCATGCGTAGGTTTGTTATCTGCATAATCTATTACAATGTTTCCATTTGCTAAAGCTACTTTTTTCATAAGACCTCCTTTTTTTGTCTTTTTAATTAAATTACCCACATATATATATTATCAAATCTACACAAATTTGCAACTATTTACACATATTTATACAAGTTATTTTAGGCATAAAAAAGGGCCAGTTAAGGCCCTTATTTGTAATACTGAGTAAGAAAGTGTATTACAACTTCAATCTATGCACCTTGAGATCCAAAGATTCCTCTCCAATCAGAGAAACCAAATGAATATCTCTCTCTAGCCTTATATCTGATATTGCCAGTTGAAAAGTCTGGTTCCATAGAAGTCTCCATTGGAGATCTTTGGAACATTTTTAGACCTTCACCTGCGCTATTAACAGAAGTAAGAATAAAGTAAGCGTCTGGGTCAGTTAGATAATGATTAACTGAATAGCCACCAGGCATAACACCTGTGTTTCTAATCGCGTTAATATCGTTATCAGCAGTTCCAGATCTTAGTTGAGAATTTAATATTCTGTCAGCAACAAAAACAAGTTGCGGTGGGACAATAAGTTTGTCCGCTGTGACACTAATAGTTAATCCTCTATCATCTGTAAAAGTTGATATATCGATAAGATTATCTTCTAATGACGCCTCATTCAAGTCAGCCATAGTAGTTGCTCTGTTTGCAGCTGAACCACCACCAGATAGTGGGTGATCTGTTGCAATAAGAGATTTACCATCGCCGCCTGTAAAGCTAGATGAGAAAGCGTTGTTTAAAACATCGGCACCTTTGACTTCCTTAGTGTTAGCCATAGATTTTGCTAATGCTTTAACATATCTTTTACCCAAAGAATCATAAAGGTTATCTTCAACTGCCTCTTCTGTTAAAGCAAACGCTAACGCCACGGTATCGTGTGTATAACGTGCACTGTAACTTTCAGATGCGTTGTCAAATTGAACCCCTTGTCCTTCAGACTTAAGTGGTGCAGAACCAAATCCTGTAATTAGGACCTCTTCTTCAAATGCTCTGTTTGAATCTTCGATAACAAAAATATCTTCATACTCGTTCTCGTAAGAATCATAGGACATTCCAAAAAGTGCATTTAACCCAGGCTCTAGCTCTTTTGCTAGTTGTGCTCTTGATATAGCCATTTATATACTCCTTATGCTAAACCAGCACCTTTCTGTCCCATAATGTGATTTTGTATCACACACAAAACATTGGTGTTAGTCGATGAAACATCGTCGTTATCGGGATCCTGGGATATATCTATAGCTTTCAGTGGTAAAGTAGCTGTAGTAGCTCCTGTACCAACATCTAATTCTAGTGCTGATATTCCAGACTTAGTATCGCCAACTGGTGATCCGTCAACAATGTCGAAGTTTCCAAACAAGTCTGCTACAGGCATAGCTGCATCTGCTTGTACTTCAAAAACAACATTAGGATCATCAATGACGTTTGCGATTATATCCGAGGCAGCAATGCTACCAGGATAATAATTGTTAAACACTTGTTCGCCTGTGGTTGGATCAGTGTAAGATACACCGTTAAACACACCAACAATCGGAACTGTGCCAGTAGCAGTATGCCTACCAATAACACCAGCTGTAAGCTGAGTTACCAAGTCACCTTGGAATATTGGTGTTGTGGCTCCACTAGCAATCCTATATCTAGATTGACCTCCAGAATAAGGCGCTCCGCCCATCATACGAACAGGTTTACATCCAAATGGGCTGTTATTATTAGCCATTGTATATTCTCCTTATATGATTATTACTTTTTACCAAAAGTAACGTTAGACCTCCTATCAGAATCATACTTCACGTATCTGCCGTCTTTTTTAGATTCGTTAAACATAGTATTATCTAACGCCTCTTTTTTTCTTGCAGTTTCCTGTTCGTAATATGTATTACGCTCATTCTTAGTTTCGATCGGTATTTTTGCTAATAGCAGACCTTCACTATAAACTAAACCAGCATGTCTTGAATTATCATCGGCCACAGGTAGAACAAACTCTGAGGGTAAATCAGTACCTCTTACGAGCTCCCAACCTTCTCTCAATCTTCTGCTTACATTGGCGACGTCCTGTTGTCCCAGCATGGATTCTCTTATCCAACGATATTCGTATCCTTCTGGTGGTGCAGGAGTTTCAAGTTTTCTAACTGGTCTCCACGGTTGTCTACGAGTGTTATTAGCGTGATTCTCGGATTCACGGGAATTTCTGGATTGTGTCATATCTTTATTATCTTCTGTTGTCATTTTGCCTCCCTAGATTGTATGCGTTGTTTTTCTTTAGCAACGGACTTTAACCAGGCGTCCTCGGACATGCCATGTGGTTTTAATCCACGGAGTCTGGCAACTTCTGATTTAGAGAATTGCACACCGTTCTTTTTGCCTTGTGTTTTTTGCCGACCTCCTACGGAGGCTGAGGCGACTCTTTGCACAGCGGGTCTGTCCTCAATTTTTTCAGCATTATCCGATTGTAAATCGGGATAAACTTTGTAAACTCTATCGTTTAACTCAGTGTAATATTCGTCTGAGTCTGGTTCAAAACCTTCATTAACTAAATTCATGTGTGTGTATTGTGCATACTGAGTGGCCTCAGCATTTTCGCCAAACCATGAATTATTTTGTTTCCACTCCAAAGCCTCTTGTGTTGGTTGCACAACTTGGCTTTCTTGTTGTGGTTGTTGATATGTTTGTTGTTCTGGTTGTTGATATTGTGCATTAGCCTCATCTTGTTTTTGTTTAGCAATACGCACCTTTTCTTTTTGTATAGCAACCTCATTTTTTAAGCTATCAGCTTTAGATATTAAATCAGCATCACCAGAGGCATGTGCTTTTTTGTAAAGCTCAGTTGCCTCACGCTCTTTTATTTGTACTGTTTCTTCTTCTTTTTCTAATAAATTTTGTTGGTATGTGACAGCTGCATTGTAGTATTGTTGCACTTGTTGATCTTTTTGTGCCAACTGTTCTTCTAGTTGTGCAGCCTTTTCTTCTGCTGCTCGGTTCCTAGCATTTAGTTTGTTAATTCTTTTAGATACACTTTTAGTGTACTTTTCTAACTCATCATCACTGCTGGGTTCTGCTACTTCGTCGTTTTGTGTTTCAGATTCAGTAACTTCTACCTCTATATCAGCAACTTCGGTTTCTATTTTGTTTTCGTTTTCTATCGTCATAAGCTAACTATATCATCTGGATTGAGTATTGTGGCAATAACCTCATCGTCATTGATGATTCTTACTTCTGCACCGTCCTCAAGTTTAAATCTCGAACCAGAGTAGCGTCCGATCAAAACCCACTGCTTTTCTTCGCACCAGGGTGTTTCTCCATATCTAGATTTATCGTTATAGCATAGCGGTCCTTTTTTAACCACATAAGCTACAACGGTTGCTAGCGCCTCACGATCTGTTGTTTGTTTTGTTAATACTATGCCGCCTTCTGTTTTTGCTTTACCAGCATAGGGTAAAACTAACATACGCCAACCTGTTGGTTGTGGCATCCTGTCAAGTAATGATTTATCTAATTTTTCTGGATCTAGAACCAATGTGCTTGGATCTACATAAGCCTCTGCTATTTTTTTGTTTACTGCGTTACTGTCTGCCGCTGTTGTCATATATTTTTTCCCATGTCACTTATTGCGTTTGCAATATAGTATAAAGCAGAAAGCTCTCCTTGCAAATATTTATAATGTTCAATATCTTTTAGTCCTCCAGACATCAAAGTTTCTTGAATCTGTTGCTCGCGTTCAGATATAGTTTTCTTAATTAGGTCGATTACTTCTATTTCGTCCATAAATTAAGATTTTTTTGGCCTGCCTCTTTTTTTTGCCGCTGGTTTTTTTGTTGTTTTTGTTGTGGTTTTTTTTGTA